TGTTCTTCTGGGGCCTCTTCTTCAGCGACAGGCTCAGGCTCTTTTTCCACTACCGCTTCTTTCTTTGGAGCACTGCCAAAGCCAGTCTCTTTAGTGGCTACAGGCTCGCGCTTGGGCTGTGCTTGAGGAGCGTCTTCTTCTTCAATAGAGAAGGGGTCTTGCATTTCAATAGTGGCCGTCATGCCGTCTTTGCCACGGCCAGCAGTAAAGCTGATTTCATCAACAGGGAAAGCGATACCGGCCTTAGCTACGTAGGCACGGACAGCGGATTCGATGTGGGATTGCTTAAGAGTGATTTGCATGTGAAAAGGTCCTATTTTCTGAAGAGTGCGGCACATTTAAAAATGGCCGTAGTTGCTGGAATTCATTGCTGGCGATTCCGGCGTAAAGGGCACCGACAGCATCGGCCATGTGTTCGGCCTTGCCTTCGATAATCGTCGTTACACCTTTCTTGGTCTGGAAGGGCCAAGGGGCTGAAGAGTGTTGGTCATAGGCCCACTGGATCACCTGACGCTTAGTCGCTTGCTTGCCCAAACCCGTGATCAACTTGACCTCGTTAGGCGTTACCTCGAAGAAAGGAATGCCCTGGGCTCGAAGACCGCCCAGTACCCCTACACAGATACCGTAGGAGGCCATTGCTCTGGCAGACTGGCTACCTATCGGTACTTCTACGAAGATGGCTTGGGCGCCCTGTGCGGCCTGTACAGCGGCTGCGTAAAGCTGCTGAGCAGAAGACAGGTCTTTGGAGTTCTGGCGGACTTGCTTACCTGTGGGCACCGTAGCCGATAGCACTGAGAGCGTATCGACTGAGATGCGTTGGGTAGCTAGATCGTAGTAACCACCCGCAGCGCCCCAGTTGCGTAAGCTGGGGTCAAAAGCGACTATTCGTATTTGTGCCATAAGGTATAGGGGGCTAGTTACTTAGCCCCACTCCACAAACTGGCCCGTTGCTTACCTGCTGCCTGCGCACCGCCTGGACGGGCAGGTGCGCCTGACCGAGCACCACCGCCAGCACCTTTGGTAGAGCGGTCACGAGTCTTGCCTTCCCATTTTTCTTTCCAAGAGTGAACAAACTTGGCTTCTTCAGCACCGGCACGAATCTCGGCAGTGGTCATACCGTCTTTGGCACGGAAGATTTTGTCGATCTCATTCTCTTCGCGGGTCTCACCGGAAGGAACATAAACACCGTCATCATTCTGGATGTTCTTGTCGGATACCTGCTTTTGCAAGCCGATTATGATTTCTTCGTTTAGTAGGTCAACCAGCACTTCTACCTGGGTCGGCACTTCTGCTTTAGCTTCTGGGCTGTACACGTTAACGACCTTGTTTTCGGTGTCCATTTCAGCAATGCCTTTACCGTTAGTCAGCAGGCAAATGGCATCAGCGTGCAGGAAGCCTGGCAGGTAGTTTTTCTCACCCTGCTTGTTTTCGTAGTAGTTCTTATTGCCTTTGGCGTCACCAGATGCAATCCAAAGTGTCTGACGGAACTCACGGTTATCTGCGTTCTTGAAGTGCAGATTGAGGCCTAGCGCACCATTCTTGGACTTGTTCAAGAACGCCATGGTGATTGTGCTCTCGTACAGGTCAGTTTCGAGTACACCGCCTGCGCCAAGGTTATCGGCTTCGTTGTTGATTTCTTTGCTAGTAGTTAGACCGGCTAATAGAGACATGAAGTCATCCTTCTGTAGTTAAAGGTTAGGTTATTGCATTATTGCAATAGATTGGCTTATGCGTAGTATTCGCGCAAGCGTTGGAAGACCTGATCTAGGTCGTTGTCGATATAAAGTTCTTTGCGGCTCCAGAGACCAATGGCAGAGCGCATCTTTTCGCCAACGGTGTCTTTCATTACCCGAGTGCAGAAAACGTGCTTAAAGCCGTCTTCCTTTTCATCGTCAGTAATGTGAAGTAAATCGTTTTCGTGGCCCTCCAGTTTTTTGATAGGGATTTGCTTGGCAGACAGGATCGTAGTGAAGTCAGCTTCAACGCCTGTCTTGCCTACCGAGCCTTTGATGGGCACCTTTGTTTCCATTTGAGCAGACTGCTCATTAAGAAAGCTGTCCTCATGTGCCAGAATAGCGTAGTCCTTTGAACCCGCTTTAATGGCGTGAATGAAGTCACGGTAGAAGTTACCATAATCGCCCCAGGCCTTCTGACCATTCACGGCATTAACGACGTACTGGCGCTCGTACATGGACATAAGAAATGTAATGGTGTCGAGGACCGCGCCCTCTACGGCATCAGTGCCTTCAATGTCGGCTATGTAACCAAGAACGTCGAGTGCGTCGGACACCTCTACTTCTTTTAGAAACTGGCTTCGGAAGGGAAGCTCTTTAAGGTCTGTATTAAGGTAAACCATCTTGCTTTGATTCTTGAGTTTCATTAGTGACGTAGATTTGCCTGTATTGGGCTTACCCATCACTAAGACAATGTTCTTGTTTCCGGTGGCCATAATGGCTCCTTCATAGCAGATTCGCAGAAGGGGCGGAGGCCCCTACTGACATAAATTACGGTTGTTTGTTAAGTGCCTTACCTACCGAGACCATTACGGTACCCATGATTTCAGCTTCCGGTAACTTATCAGGGAGCTTGTCATTAAGGTTCACCGCCTTGTCGCGGATACTGACAAAATCAAAGCCAGCGTCTACAAGGATCATGGAATAACGCAACAACATATTATTGCGATTACCGTCGCCAGTGTTGTTGATCACCCAGCGCTCAAGATTGTCGAGGCTCTGTTGGTCGTGAAGGTGCGTCTTGCGTTCTTCATTCTTGGTAGTTTTGGGTATGAAGGGCAGCGCGTCCAGTAGAGCGCCGTCGTTATACTCATGATGACCGTTATGACTTAACCACTTGCGGGCACGCTGTCCTACTGCAATATCTGCCTCAAAGGGTAGCCAGTTAAGCAGGTTGCCATAGAACTCCTTGTAGTCTTTAGCGTCCAGTTTCAGTTCAAAGTTAAGTGGGAAAACGATGCGGAAACGGTGCTCGCTTGGGTCGTGACGCTTGGTGGTATAGATCAGGTACTTGTACTCATGGAGCAAGCTGCGTGCCATTTCCAAGGTAGTCCCACCGTCTACATCAAAGACCACCATGTTGAAGCCAGGAATGGCATTCTCTTCGTTACGGTAGCCGTCTTTAAGCGCATGGTTTACCCAGTGAAGTCCGCTGGTTTGAGTAAGCCTGTGAAGCTGGTCAAACGGGGGCGTCTCTGCCTGGTAGTTTTCTACCATGTCGTCGGAGTAGCTGAGGGTCATTTCATCGAGGTCAGTTTCTTTTAAGCTCTCGCCCCGAAGGAATTCAATGCTGTCTTGGAAGCCCCTCTTAATCAAGATGTTGTGCTTGTATCCCCAGGCTATCGCCAGGGTCAGCATATCGGTACGTTGATTTGCTGCTTTTGGATAGAAAGGTAGGTCTTCTATTAGATCGGCGTGGGTGACCTCCTGTCCCAACGAAGCGATATAACGGGCAAGCTTAACGTAAGGCTTCTCACGGTTAAGTAAGGCGCCCAAAGCTTCTCCTGAGTCTTCTGCTAACAGCATGGCGGCTTCATAGTGGGCAACCGTAATCTCAGGGCTGTCGTCTACGAAAGCATACGCGCCCGCTAGCTTAAGGCATTTGAAAAAGCGGTTTTCCATTTCAGTACGGCGAGTGTCTTCGTGTTCTTTAAAGCCGGTAGCACGGCGCTCACAGTCCAGTTTGTACGCGAACATTAGCAGCGCGGTGTCTTCTGGCATGACCAATGTTTTATGTACGTTAATCACATCCGCTAAGGCTTCAAAGTGATCAGCAAGGTCGCTAATAACTGTGTCAGTGCCGGAGCTTTGGGCAAGGTCAAGGGCTTCCTGTGGAGACAGTTCGTGCTTCGCTGAATTCGTGCGTATATAACCGAAAAAGGTGCGGCGTGCATAGCCCGCTTCCAGCATAGAAAGAAGCTCTTCTTCTTGTCGGCTGCCGTTAAGTATTTTTGACGGAGTACCGAACAAAAGCATGTTGGTGGGTGTAAGGCCTCTGATTTCCTCGCTACGCACATTGTCGGCAGTATTCTTGGTCAGCTTGGATTTAACCTTACCATCGAAGAGTTCCAAGAAAACGTCCAGCATATCGAGGTTTTTGAGGAGATTGGAACCTACTTCGTCAATCTGAAGATTCATGGAACCACAGCCTGCCATCAATAGTTTATGACGCAGCTGTTTAACGGCAACATCGGTACCTGAATCAAAACTGGATACCATGGTGCCTGCTTGGCTGAACTCTTTCTCGACACGGGCCAGTTCTTCATCAGGGTCACAGGCTTTGCGAATAGCTCGCTTGTTGGCTAGCTTCGGTAAGTTGTCTTCTGCAACACACGGAAACGTCTCTTCCAGGAATCGCATATTGAACTGCTCAAGAATTTCTTCTTCAAACAGTTTTGCAGCGCGTCCTTTACCAAAACCAGAAGGTGCCAGGTTAAGCGCGAAAATGTTAACCGGCACTTTACTGCCTTCCGGTGTGTTGATTTGGCACTGCATAGATGCGGCAACGGTACCGAAGAAGTAGGCAGTCAACACGCGGAAGAAATGCACGTCATCCGTTTGGACGCGGTTACGCAATAGCGTAACGATTCGCTCGCTCATAGGGTGATGTTGAAGGGCGTTGTAGTCGATGTCAGCCATGTGGCCTCCTAGAGTTTTAGTGAGCCATCAGCGATGAGTTGATCCTTCTGGCTACAAATGGGGAATGCGGGGCAGTACTTACAGGCGACCACTTCACCGGAAACCTCTACTACGGTACCGACGCCTTTATCTTTGGCCAGCCGTGCGTAGGCGGCCTGCTTAGCTGCCGCGATAGAACCAAAGTCCGATACTTTGAAATTCTTGGTGGAACGGCCAGTGCTCTTAGGGTTCTTGTAGTACTTAAACTCTGGCTCTTTACGCCACAGTTCTTTGTCCGTGCAAAAGGGAAGCTCGGCTTCTTCTGCGTCTTTGTAGTGCTCAATCTCACGAAGCTTGTTGCGCATGAACGCTTCAATTTCCTGCTCGGAGAGCAGCGGGTAGGTACGCGTCATGATGGGATGTGCTGGGTAGTTCTGATCAGTTTTGGCGCGAAAGGCCTGCCAATCAGAAAAGATGAAGTTAATGCGCATCTCGTCTTCGGTGACAATCTTGGGATTAAGCCAGCGGTAAATAGACCCTTGGAGAATGTAATCATCGTCCTTGGTATTGTTTACCCAGGTAAAGACGCCGGTGTTCTTGAAGTCTTCAATGCGGCCCTCTGCAAGAAAGTCGAACTTACCAGAGACGGTGTACCCTTCCAGTTCACGGAAAGAGCGGATTTCCATGTAAACAGGAATCTGGTCTTCGGTTACGTCGTCGGGATCAGGGTTGACAACAATCTTGTCGATTATCCGCTGGGGGTAGCCCAACGCCTGCAACGCATGGTCACGTCCGTTGTTCCAGGCTTTCTCAATACCGTCGTGGACCGAGGTACCGGTACGGCTTTTCACCAGGGTCATAATATCGACCATAGACATATCGTCAGGCACACGTCTGCCTAAGATAATCTGGCGGGTTGGCTTCAAAAACGACGTAGCTGACAGGGTGTTAGGTACGTAATCGTAGTTATCGGTGGCAAGGTAGACCGCCACAGAGAGCGGTACGTTGCCTGAGTTAAGGTAGCGACGCATAAGCGACTCCTATGTTACTGGGAAAGGGGGTAAGGAACGGGGAAAGAACCGACAGCCTAGAAAAAAGAAGCTTCTAGTACGGCTTACAGTTTTCCGGTTGTGCTCCTTCGCCATCATTTCTGCGACTTCCCAGGTATCGAAAGCAACATACGCAGTTGCAGTACCGATCTGGTACATGACTACCAGGTATTGAGTACGAAAATGGGGGACTAAAGCCTGCAGTAAGGGCATCAACTTCATTGGCTTTCCTTTGTTTTACGCTGCTCGATGGCCACCATTCGGTTACCGAAGTGACTAACTTTCTCGGCGTTACGAAGGTGAGAGTCACCTGGTTTACCGTTGCCAATACGCATCTGGCCTTTACGCCAAAGTGCTTTAAAGGCTTCACCCTCTTGGAAGGTCATCTGGAAAAGCTCAATGAGGTCTTCACACTCAGCCTGGTAAGGCTGCAGTCGCTTAGGGTCAGTCACCTTGGCAATCCAATAGTCGTTGTCACCCCCAGAGGATTCACAAAAGCCCCCGGAGGGGGCCT